TAGACTGGCGTGAGATGATTGAGGCCACTGTCTAATGCATTGTTCGTGAGTGTAGTCTCAAAACGATTATAACGTGCCCAAGCGGCTTGGGTGAGATAGGCTTCGAACTGTGGTTTGAGGTTACCGGAGCTTTGACCATCATTCGAGATTACTAACCGTGGACTGTTGAATTTGAAGTTAATGTCGAAAAGTTCGTCAGTAATTTTTCCACGCGCCTCCTCGTCAACGGGTGCTGGAGGACCAACAGGTCGTACACGCTCCCGATCGGCAATCGCGGTAATGAAAACGAAACGTGGAATGAATCCTGAATCGATATGACCTTCATTGAGTAGATTCTGAATTCTTGTCTTTGTTCCCGCGGCATACATGATGAATATTGGCTTGGTTATCTTGATTTCTTCTTTGCGCAGAAGCCGCTTAAGCGAGTCACCATCATAGAGCTTGGTGAAGGTTTCGGCCATTCCTGCCATGTAGTCTTTATGGGTCATAGCTTCGAGCAGACCGGCGAACTCATCACGGTGATAAATGGAGGAGGTCTGTGGGCGGTCTCGCAGTGCCGACAGAATACCTTCAACGGAACCATCAGTTGCCATAATTGCGTTTGGCATAACCTCTTCGAGAATCTGCGTGGCTATTCTCATAGAGGTGGTTTTGCGCGTGAGGGTTGTATCGGCAAGAATCATGAACCACATATTTGGGATTACGGTACCAAATGAGGTGGGTAAACGCAGGGCACCAGATATCACTGCACTTAGGATGATAAATGCGCCAGCTTGGTGGTACTGTGGGGCGGCGTCGGAGAGCTTTGTGGCCCATCTAATGTATCTTTCCACGAATGATTCACGCGATTGTGCTAGTCGAATCTCTTCATCGGAAATGATTTCTGGAATTGTAGCGGTAGGTGTTGGGATGAGATTGTAGTGCTCGGCTTCTTTTACGTAAAGCTTCTTTACTTCGGTCCAGAGTGCTGTCTGTGGTCGACCATCACGGGCATATTTGTTGCAGCGCGCATTGCGCATAACAACAAAGCATTCTTCCATGTTTAGTCCGGCTTCAGCCAGTAGCTTGCCAAGCTTCCACTGGGTGGCTGACCAGTCCTGACCTTCATCTGGTAGTTCACGATACAGCTCATATACCTGATCGGTAATGTTGCTATAGCGTGCGAGAATTTCTTCTGGATCTTCTTTTGGTAATTCAGTTTCGACTGGTAGTGGATCATTGACGAATTTGATTGCATCGTAAGTTGGATATTTAACAAAGTCAGCCGGGCGATAGAGTGCTGGATTGGTTCCAATCACCACGACTACAGGTGCGGTAGTTAGATCGCCATACTTATAGTTCGGGGTGTAGGGCACCCGCATTAGTTGGGTGAGATCCCAACCACTGCGATCAGCACCATTATCTGCATGAGCGTAAGCTATTCTTAGACAGATTGCTTCGGCTTCTTCTGGTTCAAGCGCCTTGTCCATGCGCCAAAAAGCTTGCCATCTTCCCTGGCTGGATTGAACAACAATAGAAGGCGTTACCAGCATCAACTGTGGATTACAGGTATCTAAATCAGCCCACAGGACAGTACATCTGGAGACATCACTCTTCTTTCGTCTTTTGGCTTTGAGAAGCTGAGGACAAAAGTACACATGGGTGAGGGTCAAAGCCCGCTTATCGATGTCTTCGCACATGTCATCCAGTTGGTCTGGATACAGGAAGAATTTTTCATCGAAGGATTTGTCCGTTTGACCCTTGTATGCTATGCACACGTAGCCGGTATCATTGCCAAATATTAGCCGGAAGAAGTCACGTCGGCGTTCTGTTGTGTGTTCTACCGCATCCCGGAAAGTGGAGTAATGTGCCATATCCACCCCTTTGGGAATTCAAGTAGCCAGTACCCAAGAACAGTAGTCGAGGGTACTGGCTACTAAAATCATGCTAGCACTTAGGGCAGGAGTGAGGAATCGCCAACCTTAGCATCCTTGCGGGCCGGTGGCTTGAAGCCTTTCACCTCGAACCGCTCAGATAGGTCGGTACCATCCGGCAGGGACTTGGCCGGCATTTTGTTACCACGAACATTGACATTCTTGCCAATGATGTCATCGAGATCAGGAACCTTGAAGTCGCCCGTGTTAACGTCGTAATCAAGCGCCTTCATCAGCTGCGAGAAGCTGTATAGTGCGCCATCGAAAAGCATAACTGAGGAGATCAGTGTGGTGCCAGCGTATGCGCCATCCTGAATCACCAGGCGTAGCTGCCAGAATGGCTTGCCAGTGTTCTTCCGACCCGGCTTAACTTCCTTGATTTCGCCATCAGTGATTGCGACTAGGTACTCACCTGTCGGAGGAATTTCTCGTACCTTGGAGCCAGCTTCTTCATCGGTAAAATTAACCTTCAGCGGTTGCGACATCTTGTGTTATCCCCTTGACAGCAGTCCATATAGTTGACATTGTTGGTTCTTGTATTACCTGGTCTAGTCTATCTGTGCGATCTTTTGCCACGTTGTCTTGAGTAGCGCCACACAGCAACATTCGCTTTTGTTGACCATCGACCTCCTTGGTATACAAGTATGCAACGATATCGAGGAAACCCGCGACCTCATCTGCAACCTTGCCTGATAGATATGGTTTTGTTCTGGTAAGACCAGTTCGTTGGTTTTTGTCCGCTTTAGATAGCGCAGTGAAAATGGTGTTCACTGGCAAGTCGCGAAATAGTCGTACAAACTTACGGGTCTGCTCGATGTTGATGTTCCATTCGCGAATGCCTGGCACATCGGCATCGCGTTCTTCATGTTGCGCAACCAGCTTTATCATGATTGCATCCATTGACATCTTCTGGGTCTCAGTAAGACTGTCAATGACAATCGTGTTGTAGCCATGCGTGCCTAGGTATAGCTCATCATATACCCTTTGCATGTCTTCCCACGATTTAATTCGCACAGCCTCTACGTTTGGGTACCGAGACCGTAGCGACAAAGTACCACCCTCGATGTCGAGAATGAGCACCCGTCGCATTTCTGGTACGTCATCAGCAGAGCCCGCGAGTGTAGTTTTGCCTGCGCCTGATTCACCATAGATGAGCATATTGAACAAGGCTGGTGTTTCGGTCACCTTTGTGATAGGCAGACCTGCGATGGCAGCTAGCGACATTCAGAATCCTTAATACGACGTTTGTCCGAATTGCGACATTTTGTATAAGTTTTCTTGACGGTCTCTAAGTCTAACATCGCAGGTCTGCCGTGCACAAGACCCTATCGATCAGAAGTTTTCGATGTCTTTGCGCTCGTATTCGGCGTCGTCCTCATCATCATCTTCGTCTTCCTCATCCTCGTCTTCGTCATCTTCCTCATCGTCATCATCTTCACCAGTGCCGAAGATGTCGCCGTCATTCACTTCTTCGTCTTCGACATCGACATCATCGTCATTGGCATCACTGTTGACAGCATCGGCTGCATGACGACCTTCGTACACAACACCAGTGCTTGGATCTTTGAGGAAATCGTAAATCTGCTTTGCAGTTTTAGGGTTGGCCTGAAGGTTCGCTTCGGCTTGTGTCATTTCGTTTTCAGACATTTTTGTTTTCCTTATCTGTGTCAATGAGCTTGCTGGATGTAGTAGATTCTTCGGTCATTTGTTGCGTTGGTCGATGGAGGCAATCACACCAGGTGCCACCAGGACACTTATCTGGTTTGCCGTTATGTGGAATACCTTTACAGGCAGGACAGATCACATTGCCTCCTATAGAGCAGTCTGTATCAAGTCGATATCATCACAGCCACACGTGGAAGTATGGAGATTTCCATGTTTTCCATTGCGCCCCAAAGGCCGATGACGGTCGCATTCGTCAATTAGCCGTTGCAGACACTCCACGTGAGCCCGCGCGTCGGAGCGAGTACTCAACCCAACATATGTCTGCGCAATACAAAGTGTTTCTCTGAGCATTTTTGGTCCATCAGAGACTTCATATACAGTTGTGCTCATATGCTAACTCGCATGCTTAGCCTTCCATTTCTCATACCACCGTTCAAAGCGACGCTGCTCATCTGGATTGT